TTTCTGGTTGCTGCGTAGCGTAGCCAAACTTTCTGGTTACGCCGTAGTCAAACTTTCTGGTTACCGCGTAGCCAAACTTTCTGGTTGCTGCGTAGCGTAGCCAAACTTTCTGGTTGCTGCGTAGCTCCCGTCGGGCGGGATCTTGGTTGGCCGTGCAATCTTTTTGCTTGCGCTCCCTGTCAATTGCTTTATATTAGAGCACACCCTTAGGGGTAGGCCCTGAGGGAAAAACAAGGGGATTTGAAATGGCAGCGATAGCTTGCAGTCCGCCGGATATGTGTCGAGGGGGGGCCGATAGCTGGCAGGAATTCGACGCCAGGGGAATCTATTTGTGCCGGGTTTGCGATGAATGCGCCGACGCCCGCCTGGCGGGGTACCGTCCGGACGTCTTAACAGATCCGGGGTACTGGGCTGAGGAACCTATTGAGGCGGAGGATTATTGATATGTCCGGTTATTACGACGACAATTTCGGGTATTGGGAGGGTATGGACGATCCGGATATGGTGGACTTTTATCACCGGGTCCAACGTGAAAACGTCCAGAAAGTATGTCTGGGGTGCGAACGCAAGGTACGGATAAGGCCGGACTATGCCTATTGCGGGCCCTGTGCCGATAAGATTGAAGCGGGATGGGACATATAATGGGTTTTAGTGTGGTTCAACCGGGCCAGCCTGCCAAACTCGGGCGCCATGTAATGAACGTTTCACTGGTAATGGGCCGCGATTGCGGGCCGGCGGCGAAACACTGTATTTTTGACTGCTATGCTTTCAAGGCATGGATTTGGCCCTCGGTGCGTAAGTCCTGGACCGGGTCGTCGGAATTGCTGCGATCCGATCCGGACGCTTACTTCGCCGCAATCGAGGGGGCCGTGTCGCGGGTCCGCCCGTTAATGTTTCGTATCCATGTATCGGGCGATTTTATCTCCGCCGACCACCTCCGCCGATGGGCGGAGCTTTGCGGTAATAACCCGCAGACTCAGTTTCTGGCGTTCACTAAAAGTTTCGATTTTTTACCGAATACGCCCGCCGGACTCCCAACCAACCTCGAGATAGTCCTGTCGATGTGGCCGTCCATGGTGGATAGTCCTGAGGATATCCCCGACCGGTTGCTCGGGGGGTATGCTATAGCGTTCGCCGGCGAGCGGGCGGAATATATCGATACCCGGTACGAAATGGCCGCGATGACCTCGGCGGATTGTCCGGGTGCCTGCGATACATGCGGCATATGCTGGGCCCTGGACGACCAACGGAAGGATGTGAACTTCCCTTTGCACTAGTCTGGTTACGGCGTAGCCAAACTTTCTGGTTACGCCGTAGTCAAACTTTCTGGTTACCGCGTAGCCAAACTTTCTGAATTGCTCCGGGCGGGCGCCGGCGCCGCGTCGTCGTCCCGCCCGTGTCCGCCCGCGTCCGCCCGCACCTGGACGGCCCGCCACCTGGACGGCGCGGCGGGCCCGCAGAATAACCTTGACCGGGTGCGCAATCTTGCTTTATATTGGGACGCCTGGCAATTCCGCCAGGGAACACACACAAGGGGAGTGGCCAATATGTTAGATGCACTTCAGGGAGTGAAACACTCAATCCACGTTTCAGGGAGTCAGCGTTGTATAGACGCCGACTATCTTACCGACGGCGTCTATCTGTTTCCGGCGGCGTCTATGGTTTCGGCGCCCGCCCGCATTGCCAAATTGCGGGAGTGGGTAGAGAAAGATCACCGAGACGGCGCGTATAGTCGCCGGTCAGTGACGGCGGAGAGTTGCGGCGAAGTGTGGCGGGCCGCAATCGATAACGCGACAGCGCCGGCGGTAGCGGCGCCGGATATGATTCCGAAAGCGGGCCGGTATGATTACGACCTAGTCGAGTTCACCACGGCGGACGCCGCCCGGGCGGCGTCCTATGCGGACGCCCGGAAGTTGGCGTTCGCCTATTCGCATACCAGGTTTGACACCGTCCAGGCTTGCCCCGAGTCGGAGCTAGCGCCGCTGGCACTGTACAGGGACGGCGGGCCCGTCGGCGTATTAATGCCAGTCCGGGCGCCGAAATGAGCGAAAAATATAACGGGTGGACTAACTACGAAACTTGGGCCGTCAAGCTCTGGATGGATAACGACGGCTCTGGGGAATATTGGACGGAGCTTGCGGCGGACGCCGGCGCCGGCGTTTGGGGAATGTCCAAGCAATTGAAGGAGCACTATGAGGACGCCGTCCCCGTAGAGCTCGACGCCGTAGGGTGGGCGGCGGACTTACTCGGGGCCGCACTGTCTGCGGTCAATTGGGAAGAAATCGCGGGTCACATAATTGACGACGCCGTCCAGGAACCGGCGCCGGTATGATCGAGGGAGTATTGGCCGTTGTCGTGGTGGTATATTGCCTGAGGGCCGCGTATAAGGCCGACAGGGCCCGCCGGCGTAAATAGGTATACAGACAGGCATAAAACAAAGAAAGCCCCTGAGGACGTCCTCAGGGGCTTTCTCGGCGTTTATGGTGGCGGCGGGGTTATGTGCCGTCGTCCATATTCAGCCAGTCCGCTTCAGCTTCTAGAAACTCCCTCAGCATATACGTTGCGATCGCGGACCGGGAAACCCGGAGATCCCAGGAAGCGGACGCTTCGCTAGCTTGTTGGTCTATCTCCTCGAGCAAGGCGGTGGGCAGCGTCAAAGATACTCGGCGGGTCCGTCCGCCGAGTGGGCCGCTGTGAAGGGGCGGACGTCCAGGTTTGCGGGCGGTCATGATTGCGTTCCAATTTTTAGCCAGCGGCCCAGCTCTGCTGGTTCCAAGGTACTATCGGGCAAAAAGCCTTCCGCCCGCACCTTGTGGACGGCCCAGCGCAAGCGGTCCGGGTCAACGTCCAGGTCCGCCGCAACATGCGCCGCTGTCCTGCAATGTGTCATATAAGACCAAGGGTACGCCCTGGACGGCGTCCGGATGTCGCTGCAACACGGTAGCTGCCGGACAGGGTACCAGCGCCCGCCGCTGTCGGTGTTTCCCTCGGGGTGGATTGCACGCGCCTGCAGGGCAATATAACGCTCGGCGGCGGTCCGCAGTTTAACGGTCAGTCTGCGGGCAGTCATGACGCCAACCGCCAGGCGGGGACGGCGGGCCGTCGCGGGTCCGGAATTTCTGTAAACTCGGCGCCGAGCCCCGCCAGAATCTGCAGGTCGCGGACGGTGTACGTCTTCCGCCCGGTCAATTGCTCCAATTGGCGGGCCGTGACGCCGTCGTCGATGTATATCCTCGGCTCGGCGCCGTAATTGCTTCGCTGATAAAATTGAATGGCCATTGGTTCCCCTTGTGGTGTGGTGTGGTGGCGCCCGCCAGGACGGCGGGCGCCGGGTGTGGTTTACTTTAGTTTCCCTGCTAAGGCTTTCGCGGCGACGTCGTTAAGGTAGGCGTTGTTCTTTTGCAGCGCCGCTATGTCCTCTTGACTAAGGTTCCATTTGCGTACGGTCGCCCTAGTCCTGAGGAATGGGCGGAGCTTTGCGGTAATAACCTAAAACGGCGCCCGGGGATCGGGTGAACAACGGTTCGCCATGGACTACTATCGGTTCCCGTAGCAAGTGGGAAGTGCCGTGCAGCGGCGCCTTGCACGCTGGACAGATCGCATCCCGTAACAAGCGTTTGCGAGAGCGTTTCCACTTGTAGACGTGACGCTTGCGGTCTTGTTTTTCACAGCGGCGACAACGGCCGGTTGTGGTGGTGGCCATGGTGTTGGTTCCCCTTGTGTGTGGTGGTGGTTGGCGCCCGCCCGATTGGCGGGCGCCGTGGTGGTTAATACGTCCCTTGCTCTAGCTTTTCGATTGTGGCTAATAAGGCCGTCTCGGCGTCCTCCTCCGCGATGCGGGCCGACATACCGACGGGCTTTTCTTCCTGGTCGTCGTCGGTGCTGAACATTTCATCCCGATGAGTCATTGCCCGTTCCCAGGCCCCCAGCTGGATACTCATAATCTTGACGGTGTCCAGCAAGGCCTGCAGCCTGTCCTGGACGGCCGTGACGCGCTCGGGAATGCTCGGGGCCGCCAGTACCCCGGCGGCAACTGCTTGGTCAAGGTGGTGGGCGTCATCTTTGGCAAGCGCCTCGGCGTCGGTGATGCCGGGACAGGCGCAGAATGCGTCCGGTGTGGTTACTCGGCCAGGCGCCATCCCCGGTATCCAGCGGTGACAAGTTCCGCAGACATCGCCGCCGTATACCTTCCGAATTGTGGTGGCCATTGCTCTATTCCCCTTGTGATGTGGTGCGTGGTGCGTCAAGGCCATTCCCTGACGCCCTACTAATATATGGGATACAATCGGCAAAGTCAAGATATATTTTCAACCTGGCCCTATTGAAGTTCAATAGGTTCAATAATTGAAGTTCAATAGGTTCAATATTCAATGGCGCCGTTAATTCAATAGGTTCAATTGGATATTGAATAGGTTCAACCGTATACAAGAGGTTCAATATTGAATATTCAATATTCAATAGGCGGACCTGGCTGTCGAACCCAACCCGCCCGGGCCCGGTATCGAACCCGCCGCCAGGGTGGCCCGGCGGCGATGTCGAACCCGCTGGCGCCAGCTGCGGACGGGTGCGGGTGCGGGTGCGGGTGCGGCGCCAGGCAGGCAGGCAGGCAGGCAGGAGCTGGCACTAGGTGAACCCGGGGGTGGGTCATCCCGTACAGGTTCATGTATACACCTCCCATATCCAAACCCCTCTGGAATCCCCTTGTACAATCCCCCTGGAGTCCCCTGAGGACTAACCCCCTGGAGTCTCCTGGCCTATCCCTAGGCGTTACCCCGGCCCTGAGGGGGGTATGGGGCTGAGGTTCTCTCAGAATTTTAGAATTCTGGAGTTCTCGGGGTCCGCTAGAATTATTCTAGCGGGATTGCGAAGATGCCCCTCCCTCCCTGAAGATGCCCCTCTCACAGGACAGGGCATCTTCGGCATCTTCGGGTTTTCTTGTCCTACCGCTACCGGTCTGTGGAATTTCCCTACCGGTAGGGACCGGTAGAGGGTTGTAAAATGGCCCCCCCTTCGGGGAGGGGGCCATTTTACATAGCAACGTTGTTCCGACGCCTATAGTATTACCGGAACGTCAGAACGTTCCCGCGACGTTTTCGCGACGCGCCGCTACTATCGGGGTAGCGGGACAAGGAATTTCAGCGCCTGGATTCCTTGTCCCGCTATGTGGCTGGCTTGACTTTTGGGGGGGATCGTTGTTACTTGGACTTGGGCTCCTTACCTAAGGGGAGTGTAGGGGGCCTGAACGCAATAGGGGAAACGAGGGTCTTGCTGGCCTATTGGGGAGAGGTCAGGGGACCCTCTTTTTTTATTCGCTAAAGCCGGGATAGAAGCGCCCTTCTCCGGTCTCGGTGTATGCCGGGTGGGGTATCCAACAGGAAGGTTCTATTGCCACGAGTAAACGTTGACACGGACCGCTTGATGGAGTTTGTGGACACTACGAACTCACCGCTCAAGCACGACCAGAACAAAGCCATAGCCCTGCTCCTGACGGAGCGGAACGGGAAGAAGGATACCGGGGCGTTGATTGCTGAGACGCTGGGCGTTACTCGAGCTACGGTGAATCGCTGGCGGCGAACTCCGGAGTTTCAGGCGGAGTTCAAGCGGCAGATGGATCTCTGGCGTCGTAATTTCGACGACGTGCCGCTGGCGGATCGGAAGGAGCGGGTTCTCTGCCTTTCAGAGCTATTTCAAGACTTGGATAAGAAGCAGGTGCAGTTGAAAATCAAGGTTCTCACCGCCATCCGTCAGGAGGTTGGGGACGATAAGCAGGTGGTAGAGGTAACTCATACAGGCGAGGTGGGCCTCAGGCTGCCTCCTCGGGCGGAGACTTACGAGGAGTGGCAGGCTCAGAACGCGCAGATGGTAGCTGTTGAAGAGGCCCCGTAGGGCCTCTTCTCCTATTAGCCCATTACGAGGTGAATCTCATGGCAAAGTCCAAAGCACCAAAGAAGAAGGCTCCGAAGAAGACGGTGCCCACTGTGGTCAAGGAGGCGGCGCAGGAGATTACTGCTCCTCTTCCCCCGCCTCCTCCGGCCTTTAGCGTCAGGGACGCGGCACAGGAGGCTCTCGATCGGTTGGGAGCGTCGTCGCCGTCTGTAGAGTCCGGTGGGGGTATTATCTACTGGGTGGCCGAGGGCAACTACCAGGTAATTGAGTCGAATCTGGCTCAGATCATAGAGCATCGATGATAGCAAAGCCCCAGCCCTGGCAGCCCCAGCCGGGGATGCAGGAGATGACCATTCGGGCTCCGTTCATCCCAGAGTTGTTTGTGGGTGGTTCTCGGGGTCCGGGCAAGACATCCCTGCTGATCGGGGACTTCGCCGCCGATGTGGCTGAGTATGGTCCTGCCTGGAGAGGGATAATCTTCAGGAAGACCTACCCGGAACTCGACGAGGTGGTGGAGGAAGGCCGGAAGATTCTCTTCAAGGCCTTCCCCGGTACTGAGTATAAGGTCGGAGTGCATGAGTTTAGGATTCCCCACCCTGAAGGCACGGTTACCCTGCGTCTTCGCCATATGGAGACCGAGGCGGACGCCGAGCATTACCAGGGGCACGAGTATACTCATATTGCGTTCGATGAATTGACCAACTGGCCGGATTTGAAGGCCTACCACAAGCTCAAGGCCTGTCTGCGCTCTTCTGTAGGGGTGAAGAACATGCGGATTCGGGCCTCGGGGAATCCGGGTGGTGTGGGGCATCAGGCGGTGAAAAGCTATTTCATCGATCCCTTTCCTGCCGGTGGGCAGATGATCCGAGACGGGGCTTCGGCCATGGATCGAATGTTCATCAAGGGCAATATCACCGACAACAAGATCCTTCTGGACCGCGATCCGGGCTATATCGAGCGCTTGAAGAGCGTCGGGGACCCGGAATTAGTCCGTGCATGGCTCGAGGGAGACTGGGAGGTGGCGGTAGGGAGCTTTTTCAGCAACTGGAGGACGCATGAGGTCGCCATCCCTCCGTTTGAGATCCCTGAAGGCTGGCCGCTCTTCGGAGCATTGGATTACGGGGAGGCGGCTCCCAGCAATTTCGCCCTTCACACCATCGACTACGACAACAACCTCTACCAGATCAGCGAATACCATCGCGGCGGGGCTGCCGCCTCTTCTCATGCCTACGAAATCAACAAAATGATCGAATCCTGTCCTTTTACGCAGCTCAAGTCCGGTGGCGGTAGGAAACCAGGTTCGATCTGGGCAGATCCCTCCATGTGGGCCAAGCGGCGGCTCACCGAAGTGGTCAATCACTCCCCGGCGGACGTATTTGCCGAAAACGGCCTCTATCTGTCCAAGGGGAACAATGACCGCATCACCGGCTGGCGCGTTCTCAACGATTTACTGGAGCGGAAGAAGTTTTTCGTCTTTTCCGGTGAATGGAACCGGAATACGCTTGAGACCCTGCCCAATCTGCCGCGGGACAAGAACAATCCCGAGGATGTGGATACTCGATCTGACGATCATGCCGGAGATCGTCTTCGATACGCCTGTATGCATGCCTATCGACCTGCTCGACCTGCTCCGGCCGCTAACAGGGACCCGTTTTTCGGCGGCAACGTGCTGGAGGAGCTGGATCGGGCTGAAGAGGAACAGGTATATGCATGACTGAAATAGCCCAGAGACCGCGGTTCGAGGAACTGTCGGATAAGCAGCTGGACTTCTACCACAAGACCTTCGACACCTGCGAGAAGTGGATGAAGCCCAAGCACGAGGAATGGCGCCGGCTCATCAAGCAATACAATCTCGACCTGAAGGTTTCCAAGCTGCCCGCCGATAAGGTGGTGAAGATCTCCCGCTTCCTGCCCCTGACCCGGCAGATCATTACGTCTATCGCCTTCAACTACCCTCGCATCTTCATGCGAGTGGAAAATCAGACCATGTCCTTCCAGGCGGAGATCCTCGAGCGCATATGCAATGCGCTCCTTGAGATAACCGGGGCCAAGGCGGAAGTCCAGCAGCAGATCTTCGATGCCCTTTATTGCTACATCGGCTGGGTCAAGTACGGCGTCAACCCTCCCGGCGATCAGGATGTGGTGCCGCCCTATATATCCAACGACGACATGGCTAACGGCAATGTCTTCTGTATGCGGGTTTCACCCTTCAATATGTTCCCAGACCCTCTGACGCCCCCTCACAAGCTCTCTCACGCCCGATATGTGTGGGAGAAGATGCTGGTGCCGTATGAGTTCGTTCAGCAGGACGAGCGCTTTACTAAGAAGTTCAGGAACGAGATCAAGCCTCTCTCCAAGGAGAATGACGAGGACGGCATGTTGGCCGACATGCTGGAGAGCGATATGGAGGACGAGAGTGAGGCGGTGGAGGAGTCCAAGACCGACGGCAAGTTTGTCATCCTGCGGGAGTTCCACGACCGCATCCATCAGAAGCGGCTCACCTTCGGGGAGGGCGTTCAGCAGCCTGGGGAGTATATCGATCATCCTTTCCTTTCCGGGCAGTCGGAGATTTCCCGGGACCCCATTACTGGAGAAGAGAAGCTGACCGGCCGCTTCACGCCTTCAGGCGGGTATCTGGTGCAGGGAGGGTTTCCCTATAAAGACCTGTGGTTCGACCTCTCGCATGAGACCTTCTACGGCAAGCCCATGATGGCGTATGCCGAGGATACGCAGAAGCTCATCGTGGAGTCGGTATCAAGGCGGAGGTCCCTGCTGAAGCAGAACACCCGCAAGATTCTGGGCCAGAAGAACGAGATGGCTGAGAATCCGAACATCGGGGATCAGATCGCTCGGGGCGACGAAGACACCATTGCGTGGGTCAGCGATGTGAATAACTCCTTTGCGGAGATGCCCACCAACAACGTCCAGCAGGACCAGCTGGGCCTGGAGTCAGACGCCCGTCAATACGAGGAGCAGGTGCTTCAGGTAAGCCAGCTGGCTCTGGGAGGCGGTCCTGCGAGGACCGCTACTGAGGCCAGTCTGATAGCCTCCTTCGGGCAGTTGAACCGGGAATGGATGCAGGACAAGGTGGCTGAGGTCTACAAGGCCACCGCTCATAACTTCATGCGGATTCTTGCTGACAGGCGCTATACACCGATCAATTTCCTGGTCAATACCGCCGAGACAGAAGACGAGCCCATCTTCGAGGCGGTTCGCACCGATATGTTCAAGGCCCGCTGGAAGATCACCGTCGAGGCTGGTAGTATGAAGCCGCTCTTCGAGGAGCTAGAGCGGGAGGATGCCCTGGCCCTGTTCCAGTTCCTCATCCGCCTGCCGGAGATCCCGAGGCCTGAGGCGATCAAGCATCTCCTGCGAGCCTTCCGGGTGCCGAATATGGAGAAGTTCATCGGGCAGTCCGCTACCATCGATGCTCAGAGGGCGGCTGATTACGAGAACCGGCTGATGATGACCGGGCAGAAGGTGGATGTGGTGCCCATCGAGAACCATCGCGCCCACATGCCTGTCCATAAGGTTCTTCTCGAGGGTCAGGACTCTCCGCTCTTGCAGAACATTCAGCAGTTACAGCAACTGGGCCCCGCCATACAGCCGGAGCAGGCACAGCAGCTACAGCAACTGGTTCAGATAGTGCAGTTGGTTCAGCAGCACCTGTCCGATCATCAGGAGGCCTTTCAGCAGATCATTCAAGGGCCAGGGGGTGGTGGAGGGGGCGGGGGAGCAGGTCCGGCCCGGATCAAGAATATTAGCGATCAGGCCGCTGGTGCGCCTGAAAGTGCAGTTTCCGGTGCCAAGGAAATCCAGTCCGCTGTTCGCAGCAAGGGGCAGCGAATTTCTCAGCCCCATAACCTGAACCGTCAGCAGAATTAATTATGCTTAAGACTTGGAACTTCAAGTGTTCCGCAGGTCATTTAACCACCGGGGTCTTCTCCGGTCGGATTCCTCAGACCACCGCATGTTCTTCATGCCGCCGTCGAGCTCAATGGACCCATCAGAAGGGGCAGCCGGACTTCAATGTCGGGACTGAGATGTACGGCAAGTTCGAGCCGGCGCTGGGGTGTGTGGTGGAATCATACGAACACAAGCAGCAACTGCTCAAGGAGCAGAATGTCATGGAAGCCCATGACTTGGTGGGAGGATCTCGGATGTACCGAGTGCCAGAACCCCCCTCCCGAGAGCCCGACGATACTGTCTGGGTGGACAATCCGGACACAAAGGAGTAGATTAGATGTCAGAAGCAATTCCCTCGGATTCTGATTCGGGGACAGGAACGACCTCCGCAGACTCCGCGGACGAATCCTTTGATCTGGGTGGCGACCTGGACGAAGACCTTTCGTCTCCGGAACTACCTGCGCTGACGGATTCCTCGCCCGCTCCCAGAACGACCGAGTCTGGAGTACCCGCACCAAACGTCGATCTTGAAACCACTGAGATCGATAAATTGCCCCCCGAGGCTCAGCCAATAGTTCGGGAACTGAAGGGTGATTACACCCGGAAGCGGCAGGCAGACGCGGAAGTGGCACGGAGCGTACAGGCTCGTGAGCAGCAAGTAACTGCTCGTGAGCAGGCGTTGATGAATCGCGCTGTTGCTGCTAATAGCACCAGCGCGGACGAGGACGACCCCTTTGCCGGGATTCGTTCCACACTGACCGAAGATGAAGCCAGGGGACTGGACATCGTCGATCAGGTGGTTCAGCTCAAGCACGGTAAAGCGGTTGAGGATCTGAGGGCGCAGTTCGACAGTCAGCAAAAAGCGATACAGACCCTGACTGTTGCGCTGTTGCGGCAAGCGGCTGCAGGAGCCAATCAAACGGCTGCTGAGGCTCGCCAGCAATATCCGGACATTGATCAGTACAAGGACCAGGTCAATGCGCTGACAGCGGTAGTCAACCCGGCTACCACCCAGCGTTATACTCCGACCGAAGCCTATGAACTGGTCACCGGAAGGGCGCAGGTAGCAAGTAACAACCTGGCCCTCTCAGATCTCGGTACTCGCACCGCCAGCGCACGCAGCACTACCGGCACTTCAACGGCTGCCGCCGATTCGGGCATAGGAGAGCTTAATTCAACTGAGCTTTCTCAGGGCCTGAAGAGTTTAGGTTTTGAGTGAGCCTTATCTTAAAAAGGTTTAACAATGCCTGCAGCCACATCGAGCGAAACCTGGGATGCTGCCTGGACGCTCACCATGCGCTCCAAGCGCAAGCGGCTGACCGACAATATCTCGGATCAGTATCCGACGATAGGTCGCCTGCGACGTTCTGGCGTGATGGAGGTGGAGACCGGCGGTAAGGAAATCCAGGAAGACCTGATGTATGGACTGGGCACGTCGGAATGGTTCGACGGTTACGATGTCCTGTCCACCAATGCCACGGATGGCATTACCGCCGCATTCTATCAGTTCCGTTACAACGCCACTCCTATCGTCATTTCGATGACGGAGGAAGTCGAGTCTCGTAAGTCCGACTCGGCAGAGAAGCTCCTCACCGCTAAGACCTCTCAGGCGATGACCAAGTCGCTTGATACGATCAACGCGGCTGTCCACGGGGCGCAGTCTGGCAAGTCCATGTTGGGCCTGCAAGACATCGTTGCGGAAGGTACGGCAACCACTCTCGGTGGTATCGCCGTGTCCTCCAATTCCTGGTGGGACAATAAGCGCACCGATTTCAATGGGACTTACAGTTCTGGTGGGTTTCTGGGCAAGGCGACCGATCAGTACCAGGGTATTTTGACCATGGGCACGGTGTGGAATAATGTGTCAGAGGGCAACGACAAGCCCAACCTCATCATTACCTCGTTCACTCATTACGGGAACTACGAGGCGGTCTTCGAGGGTACTGGCCATCTTCGCACTGCTGAGAAGTCGTCGGGTTCTTATGGCATCGGCGCTCAGGGCACTATTACGTTCCGCGGTGCCCCGGTGATCCCTGACAGGGATTGCGTCAGTGACAGCATGTACTTCCTTAACACGAAGTATCTGAAGCTCAAGGTCCAGGCGGGCAAAAACTTCGCTAAGACCCCGTTCAAAGAGCCGTCCAATCAGTTGGCCAAAGTGGCCTTCGTGGTCTCGGGTATGCAGCTCGTGACCAATAACCGTCGTCGTCAGGGTCTGCTCTACGACTTAGAATAAAGGAGACCATATAATGTCTGACTGGAGAGCCACTCAGCCTGGTCTCATCGGAATGCAGGACATCGAGGAGACTGGAACTACTAAGAAGCATCAACTCGGCATGATTGTGAAGGGGACAGACTATGCTTCCACCGATTACGGTGATGGCGAGTTTATCTACTTGCTTGGCGTTGCGTCCACCGTTGTCGGGTCTGTTGTGACGTACGATTCTGGTGGATTCACTACTGCGCTTGCATCTGCAAATGCAGTAGGCAATGTTGCTGTAGCCATGTCGGCCAATGTCGCTAGCCAGTATGGCTGGTATCAGATTTCTGGCAGAGGGGTTGTCAAGGGGCTTGCCTCTTTGGCTACCGATAGTCTCTGCTATCTCACTTCGACTGCGGGCAGTATTGACGATGCGGTTGTCAGTGGTGATGCCGTTCACTTCATGGAGACTACGTCGGCCCTGGATACGCCATCCAGTGGTTTGGCTGAAGTAAGTTTGAATCGTCCGTTTGTTACAAACGAGTCGAACTAACAGATAGAGAGGGGGCTGACGCCCCCTCTCTATCTCTATTTGCATTGAAAGGATATCATGGCTGAAGACGTAACAAAGAAGGCTGCATTACAGGAAGCGACTTTCATAGCAACTTCAGTGGTTCAGGAGAGTGAGGCCGTCCCTGAAGCCGTTGCTGAAGCCGTTCCTGAGGATTCTTCGCAGGCGATGGATGGATACCTCGAGCTTCTTTCACGGGCCACTCCGGATCAGAAGAGCAAGATGCTGCGAGCGCTGGATCTTGGCGGGGTTGTTACAAAGGCCAAGTCTCGTGGCAGTAACGCGGAAGCCCAGCGTGTTTCCATGAGTGCTGGAGAGATCATTCATCCTCCTAACCCGGATGGAACGCCTTGGGAGCCCAAGGTGTCTGAGGCCGTAGAGGCATCTGGCTCTAAGGAGCAAGTTTTGGAGCGATGGCACCACAACCAAAGCGGAGAAGGTGCTACCCGAACGACTACTGCTCGTGATGCTGAGGAGATGGCTGACCTGGCTCAGATGTAGGGATCTATGGGCAAGAT